TACGGTTACGCTTTAGCGTTGGCCTCATGTAGGGCCTAGCGCCTTTCTTCCCGCCCATTGCTCTAGTACCAAACTCTAAGTCTAAAGCATAAGGCGCGGTAGATTTAAACTCAACATTATAAACCCCTTTGCGACCTCTAACGACTCTTGACCTGATACCACGAACTAAACCGCCTAAGTCATGGTTAGGAGCTTTGCCTTTAACAGAAACAACGACGGTTCTTTGTGGATTGTACCGTACATCAGTACCACCATAACTCTTCTTTTTAATCGACTTTATTACATCGGTTTTAAGAAGTTTAGCAACGGCAGACAATACGCTCTTATTAACTTGGCCTAGTCTTACGGCTGTGGCGTAATACTTCTTTTTAAGATTCTCATGCCCTCTAACGTGAACACTGATACTAGACACTAAACCATCCGCTTGTATCTGTATCAATTCTTAAATACTGGCCTCGATAGTTGCTTTTACCATCTCCACCAACTCTAGTCACAGACGTAACATTCAAGGCTCTACCGTCTAGCTCTAGTCTATCCGTAGCGTACACATCTGTTCTGTAATTCGTATATACCGTGATGCGCCTTTGTGTCTCAAGAGCGTCTCTGTCTAAAACTTCATTCGCGTTTCGTTCATCAATATAGGCGTAAAGATTGCCCTTAGACACCCAAGTGACCACTTGACCGCCTCCACCGTCGTCTGCTTCAGAGCGTGAATATAGCTCACAATAAGCATCAAAATGACTTCTGCACAATCTCATGTATCAAGTAACTTGTACTTGTCTATAAAAGTATTAGCGCCTGACTTGGTTACACATGAACCATCACAGTCGCCTCGGTTAGTATATAAGTGAGAGGCCACCATAATAATGCCTCTTCTAATGGACGCCGGAACATCTGTGGCGTTGTCGCCATATCCTGCAATCCAAGTTATCTTTATGTTATTACTTCGCCTTAATGACGTGGGAATATCAGCTGTGTCATTGAGGATAAGTTTAGGATTCATATTATCATCGAAGTTATCTAGATAATAATTAGTCGTAGCATAAGTTGACTCTGTATTATCGGAGTCAATTGTTTCAACCGTAGAGACTGATTGAGCTGGAGTCCAATCCATAATCATGCAACGCTTGCCTGCGTAAATAGATTGTAATGAGGCTATTCTATGACCTGTAAACCATTCCTCGTCAACCGATCCGAAGTTGTCACCGTAACTAATAATCGTCTGAGTTATGAACTTGCGCCCTGTATAGTCTTCACAATAAACTCTAGCATCGGTTATGAGCTGAGTTAGTAGTGTATCCTCATTGGTCGCCGTTATTCGTAAAGCATCCTTTAGCTCAGTTAAGCTAACGGGTTCAATCGTTGGCTGTACGCTTACTTTGCTTTTCACGCTTTACCTTTGGCTTTGTTGCTTTTACTTCTTTCTTAATAACAGCGGGCTTTGTTTCACGATCTTTGAACGCTTCACAATAACCCGCTTCAATATACTTAACGGCCTTGGATACTTCAACAGCAACCTTAGCCCCTTCTTTATAAGTGACACGGTTGACCCCATCTGGAAAACAGACGAGGTCTTTCTTGAAGATGAGGTCAACGTGTGGCATTATTAGTCGTTCCCGATAACAGGTGCTAAGTCAGGAGATCCACCAGCGAAACAAACAGATACTTCACCGCCAGTTGTGTTAGTCCATACCGCTCTCAAGTAGCGCTTAGAACCAGTGTAACCAATAGTAACTTCAGTAAAAGTTGCATCTACTGCATTGTCGTTTGTGCCGATAATATCAGCAGCCGCCGCGTCAGCATAACCAGACCCAGAAGTATCAGAGTCTTGAATCTTAACAGTACCAACAGCAGTACCGTCACCTAATGCAATCAAAGTCATTGAGCCGAAGCCCTGACGGTCGATTTCATCACCGTTAACATCACCCGCAACAGTTTGCGGAATGATAGTCTTTAGAATTTTAACGTCGTTTTTTAAGTCGTATAACATCTAACTATAACCTCTATTATGTAGCTTGCTTTAAGTATTTGATTGAGTCAAAGCATTTAACCCCACCACCAACACGCTTACGAATGTAAAAACGAGTATTAGGCAAGCTTGTAAACTTATCTTCTAGAACAGAAATTCCAACACGATCAACGATCAAGTAAGACTTTCTAAAGTCAGCTAATACAACAGAAAGCGCGTCGCTTCCAACATCAGCCATATCCTCAAGGATAACAGTTCTTTGACCTAGTAATTGATCAGCTTCACCAGCCTGATAATTAGGTTGCCAGATATAGTTACCTTGACCGTCTTTTAACTTACGAATAACAGCTTCAGTCGCTCTATTGTAACCGAAATAAGCGTTACCTCTGTAAGCGCCTTTTAATAAAGCTCTTAAAGAAACTAACTCGTCGGTAGTGATAGCACCAGCAGCCGCAGTTTCTAAAGTTCCAACTTGACCTCTAGTATAAACGTCAGCGTTAGCAGTCTTTTGTGTGTAAGTCATGATACCACGTGGATCAACAACACCTGCACCAGTTACGAAAGCAGTAGCTTCTTTTAAACCGAAGTCTTCAGAAACATGTTGCTGTAACCATGAAGCAATGTTGAAGTTTGAATCTTCCATTAACTCTTCAGTAGTCTCAGGATAAGCCTCAAGCTTCTTGATCTTAATAGAGAACTCACCAATCTGTGGCGTGCTAGTTGTAGCGACAGAATCACCTTCACCAGCCCAACGAGAACCAGAGCGTTCGTCATCATACTTACCGATGTATTCGTTAGTTCCAATAGAAGCTACAGAAGCCAAAGCTCTCATAGGTGAAGTATCAAAGATAATATTTTCAGTTCCGCCCATGAATGGCTGGATAGAGTATCCACCATCTGGATTGCTTTGTGAAGACATTGCTTTTTGTTCTACTTCATTAAGTGATTCCATTTTGAAACCAGACTTAACCCATTTCTTTAGAGCGTTGCCGTAAACCTCAACGTCTACGCCTTTCTTCTCTAGCTTTTCTTCTAGGCTTCCACCCATACGTTTAACAGCCGCAGCTGTTTCTTCTAAGCTCTTTTTCATATCAAGAGCTTCGTTTAGGTGCTCGTCAATCTTCTCGATCTTGGCTTTAATTTCAGCCTGACCACCTTCATTTTTAGCTATCTTTGCATCTAGCTCATCTTGAGTTTTTTTACTTGCCTCCCAAGCTGTCCCAATCTCTTTGATTGAGTCGTTAATTTGTTTAAGCTCTTCGCTCATTTTTAACCTTTTAAAGTTGTGGAAAGATTTTTAAGGGATTGTGCCAAGCCTGACAAGTCACTATGAGAATCACTCTCATTAAGGTCTGCGTTGGTCTTGGCGTCGCGCTCAATTCCTTCATAGCCCTTGGCAATAAATGCCTGTGATTGTCGTTTGGAAAGTCCTGACTCCCTCAAGATTTTCTCAACTTCACGTTTTGATAGTAAACGACCATCAGCGTCCGTCATTGATTTTACAGCGGTGACGTCCGCTTTCGGATTCATGGCGTAGCCTACTACCGAGACTTCAAAGAGTTCAATCTCTTTTAATCTCCTAACAGATCCGCCGTTAAATTCTTCTAGTTCTGCATCGTGTACACTATAGCCAATAGATAAACCTTTAGGGCCAGTACCGCGCATGATATTATGAGCAACTACAGCCTGCTCGATTCTCTTGTCACCTTTGACCCATAGCTGACCTTTAACATAAAGGCCTTTCTCGTCTTCACGCATCTCAAGCCAGTCACCAATGACATTACTATTTTTATGGAAGCCTAGCATTTGAGGCAATTGACCTTTAGTTGACCATTCAGCTAAAGACTTTCTAAAAGCTCCGCCTTCAACGATATCCCCGCCGAAGTCGATATTACCGAACATAGAACCGTAACCCTCGAACATACCGAGGTCACTGTTTACATCTTCGCCTTTTATTTTAAAAGGTATAACGGCTCTTTTAATTTCCATCGTCATATTTTCCTAACCCTGAGTCATCCGTCAAATTGGTTCATACCAGTCTAGATTTATGTGAGCCATTAAAGCCTAATCACATCCTGAGTAAATATTATCTTACTCGTTCCAAGTGGGATTTCTCTATAGACTGTATCACCTGCAAACTTAATACCTAAACCGATATTATAACTAGGGCCAATTGATAAGCTTGTGAAGTCATTGATTCTAGCGGTAATAACTGAACTAGACACAGACAAGTCAGCGCCTTCAGTAATGCTATATTCAGCGTTTCCATCCGTTAAAGTCGCGTCACTTTTAAGCATGAAAATTAAGTCAGTTCTATCAGCTATGTCTACACCATTAACCGTCTCATAATTCGAGACATTAATAGTAATATCTTTTTTAGTCCTTCCGTAAATTAAACTTATAGACATGTGCTTGAATCGTTATCATTAATGGTTAAAGTCGCGTCGTCTGACGCTAGGGATATTGTACTATCATCAGAGCTTAGGGAAAGTAAGCTGTCATCTGACGAGATAGAAATAACCGCCTCATCATCTGCAATTAAGATATGAGCGTCTTCCGAGGCAATAGGCGATTTTATAGCAAAAACTAAGTGCTGACCGATCGTAGCCACAGGCACACCAGACAGCAACTTCAAAACATCTCCAAAGGTAGCCATTAAGGTACAACCGTATCAATTATAGATTGGGCGATTTCTTCAGCAGTGGCATTTTCAACAACTTGGACTTCTGATGCAACAGTACGAACAATCTGTATATTATTGGTCAAGTCATCTACTTTAAAAGGACTTAAAGAGCTTGTTGCATCCTGCACTAGAGTCCCAGCTACAACAAGTTCATGAGTCGTATCTTGAGGTCTAATCCTCCAGTCGTTCATAATAAAATAATAAGGGCCAATGAATACAGATCCTGCTAGTGGCTCTTTAACTACTCTGAAAGCTTGTTCACAACCTGAAGCTGCACTAATGACCTCATCCTTCCATCTGGAATACAGATCAAGCATATCCAACTCATCGGTAGTGGTGAGCTGGATAATCTTAGCATCGCAATCAAAGGTATAAGGCATTATGGATTTAAGTAATTACGCTCAAGATTTGCTGTGAGTGTAAAACTTAAACCAGTAGATCTAGTGACTGTCCCAGTGGCAACAACATATTGAGCACCATCTGTCCCAATAGCAACGATGGTTACATCAGCATCGGTGTTAGCAGTCCTGCCACCTTGGACATTGCCCTCATAGTCGAAGTCGAAAGCTATAGAAGCATTGCCAGAAACAAGCCCAGATATGTCAGCGGCACTATTGTCGTCAACCAGGACAGCATTAGAAGTACCGAAGTTGCCAGCAGGATTAGTCGTGAAGAACATTCTGTAAATCGACGTTGAATCATTTTGCAGGTTGGCGTTAAAGTTTAAAACACCAGAAGACACAAAAGGGAAAGTTCGTTCTACATTAGTATTGTCTTGGAACGTGATTCTATTTTGATCGGCAGTCTGAAAGTTGTCAATATAAACACCCCCTCCTCCTGCTTCTGGATTTGTGGCAAACTTAGTCTTTAGAGTATCGCCAACAAATTCAAGAAGTTCGGGCGCAAGTTGGCCTACAAGAGTAGAAGCATCATCATCAATGTCAGTTGCCTTCCTCAATGCACTCTGGACCGCCATATAGATTTCTTCAGCAGTTCGACTGTTGCCGTCAATTATGATTCCAAAATCTCTGTTAGTCCCACCTATATCTCTTTGTTGAGCTGAAGCATGGAAAGTTATAGTAACACCATAAGCATCAACAGTGACATCATTCTCAGTTACCTTCAGATCATCTGCATTAGCTAGTGGAAATCTATATGCCTGTGGTGCAAGTGTAGTTACACCGATCCCTGCCAAGTCAGAAACAGCATAAGACTTAGCCTGTTCACGAGCATAAATAGTTAGAGAGCTTCTTCGGTCAAATCCATCTCCATAAGATCCATCACCATTAGGGTCATCTAGTATTTGAATTGCTTCATTAATTGGACCTGTGTATGTGAAATCTGTTACAGTGCCATCATTGTCATAGTAGGGTTGATCACTGCCACCCAGAGTACCAAGAGAGATAATACCAGCATACTCAGCGATTACGTTTCCAGAAGAATTTCTCTCAGCCCATCCAGCAGTCCTTAGCAGGTTACGAGTAGTAGTATCAGCGGGAGCCCACCCATCTAGGAATTCAAAGCTTTCGGCAGTGATAGCCTCCATCGGGAATGAGAATGGAATCAATGCAGCATCGTCTTTCCATTCCTCTTTAAGGAAAGAATATAAACACTGAAGCGTTACGCCATCAGATGAAAGGTTGCCAGCTTCTATGAGCTGAATAGTCTTTCCTCCTGTGCTGATTACTACTTCGGTTGCTTGATTTAGGTCATCTGGGTCTGTTATAAGTGCCATTGTCTTGTCCTATGGGTTGGCGTAATTTCTGTCGATTCGTTGCTGAATTGGCAAAGTCGTATTTGATGATGTGTCTACAGCTAAAAGCCTTATCGGGATATAGCCAAT